AATAAAAAAGATTGATTTATTTCGGTTTATTTTTGCCTTTGCTCTTTACACCAAGATAATAACATGTCATAATAACAATGTAAGCAAACAACAAAACAAAGGAAAAACAAAATGACTACAGTAAACAGACACCCCAATCACATAGGCGAAATCGAAGTTAAATGGAAAAAAGGAGATCGTGTAGAGACTCATGATGATGTCTTTACGATGTGGGAGACAGCTATTCTTGGCCTTGAAATTGATATGTACAAATACGGCGCCAGTTGGGTTTTTGGTCCAAAGGGTCAAGAGGTATTCGGGCGGATACTTAGCGAGAACCACAAACGGAGCTATCTGGGCTGGACGAAGAAGGAGGCGACAAAAGCAGTTATTAGCCTTGTCGAGACTAAGCTTCTCCTTAAAGGTTACGGATACTAGGGCAGCCCAGCTAACAACCAACAAGCCCGCCGCCGAGCGGGTCTTTTTATTTTCTGTAAAAACGTGCTATATTATGCGGTGAGAGGTGAGCATGTCGAAAAATCTACCCGTCAAGCGTCAATCATTATGGACACGCATTGTCAAAGCATTATACCGCACAGAAGAACGACCAGAGCGGCCGGCACATGGTGCAAATTGGGAGCGTCCGCAGGGCCAGAATAATCCATATCCAGCCCGCGTATCTATGGCCGCCTTCGCTTCGCATGGCTATGTATTCGCCGCCGTCTCCCGTGCATCGCAAGACCTCGCCGCGCTACCGGTCAAGCTTATTCGGGGCCGTGGTCAAAGCGCCACCATCCTCCAAGAACACCCTTTTCTCGATCTCATGGATCAGCCGTCTAGCTATGTTGACGGGTTCTCTCTGCGTGAGCAATTGATCGTTGATCTCATGCTTACCGGCGGATGTTATGTGCTCCTTGCTGGCTCAAACGAAGCACCGGCCAGTCTATTTCGATTGCATCCTGAACAGACCAAGATCATCACCGATCCGATCGTTGGCATCAAGGGTTTTGAGTTTAGCGATTCAGGCAAAACCGTCGAATATCCGATCGATCGCGTCGTCTTTGCGCAGAGTGCATCTTGGGGCGCGGGTGTTGATGCGCTTTATGGTGTCGGCGGGATCCAACCACTTGCCAAAGAGATCAGTGCCGACTTGAGTGCGCAAAAACTCGCCAGCGATGCCGCCAAGAAAGGGCGGCCTGATATCCTCATATCACCCGCAGACGAGGCGGATATATGGGATTATGATCAAAGACGGGCGATCCTTGATGCGTATCGAGGTATGAGCAACCAAGGCGGAGCAATGGTTTTGAGTGGGCAGGTAAAGATAGACCCCTTGCAGGTGACACCCCGCGATCTAGAGTTTCAAGCGGTGCGCACGTATGCAAGAGAAGCGATCTCGGCCGTCTTTGGTGTGCCGCCGACCGTACTAGGAATACCGGATTCTGCAAACTACGCAACCAGCCGCCAAAGCGCGATGAATTATTGGGAGGTGCAGACCAAACGAGGCAAGAAGTTGTCGCACCTCCTCACGCAGATCGCCAAAAAGTTCGATCCTTCCTTGCGTGTTGAGATTGATTATTCAGGCGTCGAGGCATTGCAGGCGGTGCGCGATGGTCAAATTGATCGTATAGAGAAGCATGTTAGAATCGGCATGCCGGTCGCCGAGGCGTATGCATATGAAGGTCTTGAGGATGCGCCAGTAATTCCGGAGAGTGAACGAGAGGATCCGGCCGATGATGTTGGTGATGAAGATGGGCAGAATGTGAGAGCTTTGGATATGCTTTTGAGGACCATCGCCGGCGAAGATCATCCGGTAGATTTAAAAAAAAAATTCACTCTCCACAAATAACCAAGAAAACAGACTTCCCCACATCCGGAGACGATCAAGTCATTTCGATGCGTAATAGCAAATACCCAACATTTGATCCGGAGTATGCGCAAGACCTCGAAAAGAACTGGCCACAAATATGGAAGAGGGGCGGCAATATAGAGGGCAATAATCAATACCGCCGACTGTTGCCGATCGTCACACGTAAAGACAAAAAGGCGAAGACCGACACCGAGAGGATGGCCATAAAAAAGCGCGAGGCATGGGCCGCGCGTCATCTTGGCGACTTCCGGATCGCCGGAACAGTGGCACAGATCAAGTGGTTTGTCATTGGCGAGAAAGGCGAGTCTTACATGAAAAAGCTCCTTAATGATGAAAAGAAGCGGATCTCAGAAAAGAAAATGTATGATCGCAGGTGGTACCGGTGGCAAGAGGAGGCGCACGGACCTTCAGAAAGGCGGCTACAAAAGGCGATATCGGCCTATCTAAGCGAGGCGAGAAAGAGGTATATTCGACGTGCACGGGCGGCATTGCGGGCGCAGAAAGGCGGTGCACCTCGCACCACAAAAGCGATTATATCTTGGTCAGAGCTTCTTTCTCTCGGTGAGGAGATCAACAAGTTTATTGTAGCTGTGGGTCGCGACTGGTTGGCGGTCTGGTCTATGATGGGAGATCGTGAGCTTGGCAATGTGTTCAAGATCGCACGCAAAAAGAGACCGATGGATCTGATGTTTGGTACGCGTGATATTGCAAAATCCTCTATTGATTTGACGGCCTTTGAGGTGGCATCAACGACCGCAAAGGATATTCAGGGAATAATCGAGCAAGGATTGATCTCGGGCGCATCAACGACGCAAATCGCCAACGCGATCGACAACTCTAAAGCATTCGGCATGTCTCGTTCTAAGATGATTGCACGCACCGAGGCGACCAAGGCGATCAACCTCGCCACCGATCAGGCATATCAGACCGCAGCCAATGAAGGGATCCGCATACGGAAGCGCTGGTTAACGTCGAGAGATGACAAGGTACGCGAGACACATCAAGAGCTAGAAGGGCAGATCGTCGGAGTAAGTGAGGATTTTGTAGTGCCATCAACGGGCGAGCAGGCGCCTGCACCGGCCGCCTTTTCTAGTCCAGCGGAGTCGATCAATTGTAGGTGTACGATCGTGCCGGTGATTGACTAAAACAAAAAGGCCGCTCGAAGGCGGCCGGTTGTTGGGTTGCTGAGGCTACTAGGCAAGGTCAGCGAGGTCGTTCCAGATTTGCTCATCCTTGCTGACAAGAGGTAGCGCGGTAATGACGTCAAGGTCAGCATCTTTCTTTGCTATGCTATAAAGAACAGAGCGGCCGTGTGCTGATGTTGCCTTAATTTGACCCTTGCGCAACCATCGGAGAATAACGCTTTTGTTATTCATATCGAAAGAAATGTAGTGAACTGAGTTTTTGTTAAGGATTGAAGAAAATCGTGTAATCATTTTGTTGCTCCGTTGTTGTTGTTTATATATACAGTATACTATCAAGATAATAACTTGTCAACTCAACATATCAAAATAATCAAAAATAAATCAATAAAAAGTAAAAAGGCCGCTCGAAGGCGGCCGGTTGTTGGGTTGTTGTTGGTCTTGCTTATAAAAATTGACCGTCAAATTTGCATGAGGTTGATCCAACATAGTCGGCCATAGCATCCAGTAACCAGAGCATCTTATGATCAAAGTCTCCACTTTCAATCTGCTCGGTCTTGTATGGGATACGCAAAACCATATCGCAGTTCATGTCGTCATCGTAAAATGATACGATCTTTTTTCCGTCGTAGCTCTTGAGTCCGGCCTTTCTGTTGACCCAGCTTTTGAAGTTCTCAAGATCCCACTTTGGAATTACGTTATTTCTTTGGATTGTTACAGTTTCTTGTTTAGTCATTTTGTTTCCTTTTGTTTTGTTGTTGTACTCTATATATACTTTACTCTTTTCAAGTTAGCAACTTATTATATCAAAATAATCAAAAATAAATTTGTTATACTGTCTCATGATCAAATTCGAGGTGAGTATGACGAGCATAATAATCGCGGCCGTGATCGGTCTGGTGGTCGGTATTGGTGGTACGTTCGGTATCCAGCACGCGACAAAACCCAAGGAAGATCCGAAGCCTCTTGTCGTTGCGGTCGGTGGCGATGAGGTCGCCAAAGGACAGACAGAGGTCCAGAAAGAACTTATCGATCTTGATCTTTTGGTTGAGCCGTGCTCAAAGGAATTCATCAAAGAGAAAGATGCGCTCTTGTGTCGCGAGATGTTTTGCCGCATGCAACAACGCGGCATCGATGCGGCTACCTCTCAACAGGATTGCAGTGAGATCGCCAACATCGCCAACACCAAAGAGATCCAAGACGCATGCAAGGACCTCAAAGGCGAAGAGAAGGGGGTTTGTACCGATCTCTTTTTTAAAAGAAAATGATCGATATCTTCCTTTTTCTGCTGATCGTCCTTATGCTGATTCTTGCGCATAATGAGGACTGATTGACCTGATTACATGATCAAATATATACTCGGCGCACTGCGGAACAATAGCATTCCCGAGCGCTCTCAATCTAGCCAATCTATCGGAAATCCCATCATCTCGGCTACAAATAGGGGATTGAGTTGGGAATCCTCGCCAATCTCGCCACTCATATCCTGAAGCATTCGGCAGCTCGCATGT